TTTTAAGACTTTTTGCGCTTGTTTGTCATATTCACAAAAGGCCACGGTTTTCATTCCCGCAGCCTCTAGTCCGATTGAAAAACCGCCAATTCCTGAGAATAAATCTAGCACGTTCATAGGTCGAAGATCCGGCGAATCTCTATGCACTCGCCTTGGACCCTTGTACCGTCTGCCTGAGGAAATGACTCCCCACAGCCTAGCGCCCAGTTAATGAGCGTGTAAGCCATGAGGAACGAGAAGCAAACCAAAACCAATGCGGCGACGGCTATTTCTAAATAACGCTTCATTATGCTGCACTCCTTTGAGCTAATGATCTAAGCTCTTCTGCCATCGCTCTGGATACAGAGGACTGTAACGCCTCGGTGTATGTCTTCGCTAACGATGTCCACCATCCTTCATGCTCGCAAGATTGGTATTGATAAGAACCGATGATGTCGTATAACTCGAAACTTTCGATCGGTACGATTTCGCTGGAACCTTCTTTTGTTGCCATAAATCGGAAAGTAGCTTCATCGACGCAATCTTGAATGTAGTCCTCAGCTGAGCTGTAAAAGCCTCCGCAAGGACCATGTTTTGGGTATCGAGCTTCGACGCTTTCAATATTCTCTTGGGCTAAGAATGTTGCGTGGTAAGCAACGTCTTGCAAGGTCAGCTCGTTTAATCGAGCCTTTTTGATATTAGCGATGATTCCGATGTTGCTTGGGTCTGTTAGGTATGCGCTCATTTGTTTCTCCTTAATCGATGAGCCTATTATCATCCATCTAAGTGTAAAAGTAAAGCATTATTTTTACCCATTATTGATTAGGATAGATGGTACAATTCACCTATAATCGGGAGACAAACCGTGGAACTAATCAGATTCGCTTTTTTTGATGATCGCACCATAGGGAGACTGGAGCACGATGGTCAATTTTTCTGGACGGTGGAGAAGCCTTGGAAAAACAACGAGCCATTTGTTAGCTGCATCCCGGCAGGAACTTACTCAATGGGCCTCCGAGATTCGCCTAAGTTTGGACCAAACACGTGGGAAGTTTTGGACGTGCCTAACCGCAGCCACATTCTGTTTCACGTTGGGAACCATTCTTCTGATGTCGTTGGTTGCATTGCTCTTGGTGACAGCTTATTCAGTAACCTTGAAGGCGTTGGAAATAGCCGCAAGGCAGTCGATCGGTTTAAAGAATTACTGGCTGGCCAAGAGAGCCAGCAATTAATTATCGAGGAGCATTGCATTAGGGAGTAGGGGAATGACTGCACTGAGCATCGTCTATCAGAGGGTCGGTGAGCTAAAAAAATACGAGAAGAATTCAAGAACTCACAGCGCAGAACAGATCAAGCAGATAGAGAGGAGCATCAATGAGTTTGGGTTTACCAACCCGATCCTTGTTGATGAGAATAGCGAGATCATCGCAGGCCACGGAAGATTGGAAGCGGCCAAGAATCTAAAGCTAGAAATGGTGCCAACCATTACGCTCGAAGGTCTAACTCAAGAACAAAAAAAAGCCTACGTCATTGCTGACAACCAATTGTCATTAAATGCTGGATGGGATTTTTCGATCCTCAGTGAAGAATTAAACATGCTCGACGATATTGGGTTTGATATCTCTTTGCTAGGATTTGGCGAAAATGAGTTAGCAAATTTAATGGACTTATCCCCAAACTTTGATCCGGCAACCGAAGACGATCAAGGCAAGCTGGATGAGTTAGACCCAAAATGGGTTGATTGTCCACACTGCGGCAAAGAGTTCGATTTACGACAGCATGCATAAAGTCGATTTAAAAATAGACTGGGCAAGTTATAAAGCGGCAAAATATGCTTGCGAAAACTGGCACTACAGTGGATTGATGCCTTCATTCGGAAAATCAGTAAAAATAGGGGTTTGGGAAAATGGTGATTTCAAAGGAGTAGTAGTATTCGGAAGAGGTGCTAACAAACATTTATTGACACCATACGGTTTAAGTCAAGATGAAGGATGTGAATTAGTCAGGATAGCTTTGAAAGAACACGAATCACCAGTTAGCAAGATAATTACCATCGCACTAAAATTTTTAAAAAAATCAAATCCAAAACTACGGCTCGTAGTGAGTTATGCTGACGTCGATCAAAATCATCATGGCGGGATTTATCAAGCGTCAAACTGGATATATACCGGCCATAAAAATCAAGGATCAAGAAGTGCATTCATAGTCCATGGGAAAAAAATGCATCCAAAAACAATAGACAGCAGAGGCATAAGGCAAACAATCATAGAAGTCAGGAAACATTTGGACCCGAACGCAGAAATTTTCTACACTAAAGGTAAGCATTGCTACATCATGCCGTTAGATAAAAAAATGCGAAATCAAGTCATCCATTTAGCACAACCATATCCAAAGCGGGTAAAAGAAGCAGGCGCTACAGAACCCCTGTAGCACTGGGCGGTGCGATTCCGACCTACCCGCTCCATTTTTTGAGGTGATCATGGCTAAGAAAAAAGACCCAAGGCTCGAGCGAGCTGGCGTTGAAGGCTATAACAAGCCCAAGCGAACACCTAACCATCCGACAAAGTCTCACGTAGTAGTCGCAAAAGAAGGTGACAAAATCAAAACGATTAGATTTGGTCAACAAGGCGTAAAAGGATCACCAAAGAAAGAAGGCGAAAGTAAATCTGACGCAGCCCGGCGCAAATCATTTAAGGCTAGGCACGCAGAGAACATCAAAAAAGGTAAAATGTCAGCAGCATACTGGGCTAACAAGGAGAAGTGGTAATGCCATACAAAGACATGAAGAAGAAAGGAATGACAGTCAAGAAATCTAAGCCAGCACCCAAAAAGAAGCCCAAGCAATAAGAAAGGCAAAAACCAAATGGCTAACCCTGTCGGCCGACCAAAGAAAGAGATTGATTGGAATCTCGTTAGGAACCTTTGCGGGATTCAATGCACTGGCGAGGAAATCGCAAGCATCCTAGATATCCACTATGACACGCTAAATAACCATTGTAATCATGAGTTTGGCGAGAATTTTTCGGACTACTATAAAAAGGCGTCATCGACCGGAAAAATGTCGCTGCGCAGAAAGCAATGGGAAGTAGGCATGAGCGGAAACGTGCCTATGCTTATCTTCCTAGGAAAGAACACATTGGGGCAAAGCGATCAGCGTGAAACGAAACACGATCATCAGCCGATCACTATTGAGATCGTGAATCCACACGATGGCGAGGATTAATCCAACCAAACCGCAATATGACTACATCGTCAGCCAAGCTAGGTTTCCAGCAATGGTGGCTGGTTTCGGGGCAGGGAAAACAGAAGCGGCCATTCATCGCAGCATCATAGGCAAGATCAAGCATCCCGAGGTCAATCGGGGGTTCTATGCGCCAACCTATGACCTAATCCGAATGATAGCGTGGCCAAGATATGAGGAGATTTTAGATTCTCTGGGGATACCTTATAAGCTAATCAAAAGCCCGCTCAATCAAATAGAGTTCCCCGGCATGGGTGCGATAATCTTCAGATCAATGGATACGCCTCAACGGATTATCGGCTACGAACACGGCGATGCGGACGTTGATGAGCTAGACACGATGAAGGTCGAAGATGCAGGGTATGCTTGGCGGCAGATCCTTGCTAGAAACCGACAGAAGAAAAGGGACGGAAGCGCAAACACGGTTGGAGTAACAACGACGCCTGAAGGTTTCAAGTTTGTCTATAACACGTGGAAGAAAGAACCCAAGGCTGGCTATGAGCTAATCCAAGCACCAACTGAATCGAACCCATTCTTGCCAGATGGCTACATTCAGAGCTTACGGGATATCTACCCAGAGCACCTGCTGGCGGCTTACCTCAACGGGGATTTCGTCAACCTAACGTCAGGGACGGTCTATATCAATTATGATCGTCATGGCTGTTCATCAGAGGAAACGATAAGGGAAGGCGAGCCGCTATATATTGGCTGTGACTTCAACGTAACTAAGCAAGCGGCAACCATCTTCGTTCAACGAGAAGGCGGCAAAGTCTGGCACGCAGTCGATGAGCTTAAGAATATGTATGACACGCCGGAAATGGTGCGTATAATACAAGACCGATATATAGGCCACGAAATCTACATTTACCCTGACGCATCGGGAGGCGCACGCAAAACGGTTAACGCATCACTATCCGACATTGCTTTGCTGCAACAGGCCGGGTTCCATGTTCGAGCGAAGAAGACAAACCCGCCGGTTAAAGATAGAATTTTGGCAATGAATGGTGCTTTGGCCAAAGGTAGGGTTAAAATAAACGCAGATCGGTGCAAAACCGTTGCTGAATGTTTAGAGCAACAGATCTATAAGAATGGGGAGCCAGACAAGACGAGCGGAGTAGATCACCAGAACGATGCAACGACATACCCGATTGCGTATGAGATGCCAGTGGTCAAACCAGTAGCGAAAGTCAATTTCGCTTTTGCAGTCTAACAAGGGGCCAAGATGCCTGTTTCTACAAAACATCCGCAGTTCGAAACCTACTTCCCGATCTGGGAGAAAACACGAGATGCTGTCAAAGGCTCAGTTGCCGTTAAAGACAAAAAGCACTTATATCTTCCTGTTCCTGATCCTGAGTCAAATGATGATCGGTTAGGCACCGAGTCGATTCGATATAAGCAGTACATAAAACGGGCCTTGTTCACTAACTTTACTGGACGAACCAAAAACGCATTGGTTGGCGCGGCCTTTCGCAAGGAGCCATCGTTTGATCTTCCTGAGCCTCTAAGCTACTTGGAGGATGATGCAACCGGAGACGGGCTAGGCCTGATTCAGTTAAGCAAGGATGAACTCAGCAATCTGCTAGAAACAGGGCGCTCAGTCTTTTTGGTCGATTATCCACAAGCCGATGAGGGCTTATCAGCCGAAGACGTTTCGCGATTAGACCTTAAAGCATCGATCATTCCTTATACTGCAGAGCAAGCGATCAACTGGAAAACAGAAGTGGTCGGAGGCGAAA